TTAATAGTCACGCTCCCGGGTTGGGAACAAAGCGAGGGTTCAAGAAGGGAAGTGGTTGAAGCCAGAAAACTTGGGATTCCGGTTTATTCGCTGGATGAAGTAAAAAATAATTACCTAAAATTGCAAGGGGGTATGGATATTGACAAAATCAAGGGGATGTGATACAATTGGGGTTGCCTAAAAGGAAAGACAGGATGGTAACATTAACTCAAAAACAAAAAAAGCCCTGGGAATCCTTTAACGGTAACGTTAAGGGGTGGGTTGTCTTTCCCCCACAGGCAAACGTCCCAGGGCTTTTTTTGTGGTTGAGTGAGTGAGAAAGATGCAAGATGGCTGGATTAAGCTTTATCGCAAAAGCCTTAATAGCCGTGTTTTTAAAAACAGAGACCTATGGCAACTTTGGACGTGGTGTCTAATGAAGGCCACACATAAAAAAACTTGGGTTTCCGTATCCACTGGCAGAGGGGAAACGGAGGTTGAATTACAGCCAGGCCAGTTTATATTTGGCCGCAAACAGGCAGCCCAAGAATTAAAAGCGAAACCGTTTTCGACCTATAAACGCATGTTGAAGTTAAAAAAACTTGGAAATTTGGACATCCAGAGTAACACCCATTTCAGCATCGTAACTATTTGTAATTGGGATAAATACCAGGCGCAGGAAATTGAAAAAGAACAGGCAAAGGAACAACCAAGGAACAACCAAGGAACAACCAAGGAACAACCAAGGAACACAAACAAGAATGTAAAGAATGATAAGAATGTAAAGAATAATAATACCCCCCCTAAAGTCCCCCCCAAGGGGGATTTTGTGTTGCCTGATTGGTTTCCTAAAAACTTATGGGAAATGTTTCTTTCCCACCGACGAGCCGTAAAAGCCCCTATCCGAAAAGAATCATATAGCCTAATCGTGAAAAAATTTGAGAACCTGAAAAACAAAGGATGGCCCCCTGACAAGGTGATAGGCATCATTATTGAGCGGGGTTGGAGATGGTTTAAACCTGAGTGGATAGAGAAAGAGCATATCAGCAAAAGTGACGTTAAAAAAAACGTATTCCTTTTCCCGGAGGCTGAAGAAGATGGCGAGCAAGAAGATTATTGAGAGCATGATAGAGCTTTTCTTAAGTATTTGGCCTAGAAAGAACGCTGATTCAGCAGTGATGGCAGAGGCGTATTATCAGGCATTAAGGAAATACAGCGATGATGAGATACGTAAAGCAGGATATAAAGCTATGGACGAGCTAGAGTTTTTTCCGAAACCAGCCGATCTCAAAAAATTCCTGGATATAACTAATTTACGAGACCGGTTTACCTGTCCTAAATGCGGTGCTCATGTAAGCCTGCTAATTGAGGGTGAATGCAAATACTGTAGAGCTAAGATGCCTTTGTCGATCCCGAGACCGAAAATCAAGCCGGACCTGATGGAAATAGAACGCTCACCTAGGATCGAGCCGAATATTCGATGTCAGAGTTGCGGAAAGGTGGCATTGAGTATTTATGAAGATGATCGGTGGCAGTGTAGGCAATGTTATACGGGTCTCACTGATGAGCAGATAGCGCAAAGATTTAGGGACCTGCAAGCCATCGTTGCGCAAGAAAAGGCTGTTGAACAAGTAAGAAAGGAATGGGGACTCATAGATGAAAGTAATGTTCCCTTTTAAGGAGGATCAATTATGTCCAAAAATAACTGCGTATTAGCCGGCCACCTAGGCCAGGACCCTATAATCCGTTATACCCCAAACGGTACGGCCGTATGCACGTTTTCTCTTGCTGAAACATACGGCAAAAAAGAGAATCGGCAAACACAGTGGCACAGGGTAGTTGTGTGGGGTGATTTGGCGGAGGCGGTAGCGGACAGCTTCAAGAAAGGTGATGCTATCCAGGTGGAGGGGCCGTACCGATCCCGTAAGTGGACGGACAAGGAAGGCCTAGAGCGGGAAAGCTGGGAATTAACAGCCTATCAAGTGAGCAGGCCGGTATATCAGCGGAAAGAGCAGGAAACTGCTACTACCAATAAGACGGATGATGGGGATATTCCGTTTTAAGGAGGGGTGAAAATGGCACCGTATAGATTGGGGGAAAACTCATCATGATAAACCTTAAAAACACTCAGTTTGGCTTTACATGGGGTCCGGTCCGAGTTGAGAGATTACACTCTGATTTGAAGAAGCGGTTTGTGTACTTGGGGATACAAACCCCCAAATATTTACGGTCCCAAGGTAAAGAGATTGGGGTTTACGTGACCAAAACAGGGAAAGTAAGGGTTTATGTAGGGGAAAAGGAGGTAAAGCTGGAAACATGAAAGTCATACGCCTACACGACCAAACAGTAACCGTCAAAGCTCTTTTCGACGCAATTGAACTGTTCCGGCAAAACAAGATCCGGAACCTTGCCATGATTTACGACTTTGAGGATCACGGTGAACCCCTACTCGGCTATGTGTATGCAGGGGAGGATCAGTTTACGGCGATTATTGGCCTGGTTGAACGCCTAAAACACATGATTCAGCTAGACCTCGATGCTCGGCAGGATGAGGAACAATAAAACTAAGGGAGGGTAAACATGCCAAAGAAAAATGCAAAATCCAAGCGGGCTGACGCAGAGCGAGCGGCGGAATGGTATGCGCATGAGATAGAGGGGTGCGTCCATACCATTAGGGCAGTGCGAACCAAATGGCAGTATCAGGATCTCTTCGGTTGCGATGTGCTCGGGAAAAAACCCGATGGAACGTATCTTTGGATCCAAGTCACGGCCGGCGGAGCAGAGGCGGTAAGAAGGCGAAAACGGAAGCTAGAGGGATACCCCTGGTGCGGGGCTGACACGATCCTGCTATTGCAGCTAGTCCAGACAGATGATCCCTCGGATTCCAGGAAAAAGCTGTGGTGGTTTCGGGTGTATGATTATACGAGTAGTCAATGGGTTATGAGGGATGCAGTGCAAGTTCCGAAAAGCTGGTTTCGGGCGTATCCGAAAAAGCGGGTGTGACAGAGCGTTAAAATACCGCAAAAACGCCGTCTTTAGCGCCAAATTTCGACGGAAAAGGGGTAATGAATAGCTGAGAGCAAGGGGTCAGGTCTTTACAAAAGCGTAAGTTGTTGATATTATTAGGGGCGGTTTCGCTCAGAGGCCGATAGAGCGTTTTTAGAAAATGGAGGTGGAAAAAACATGGAGACAGTAATTCAGGGATGGGATAACATCGCCAAGTTTTTTGGTGTGTCTAGTCGGTCGATCTTTCGTCGGAGAAAGGAGCTCCTGGAAGCAGGAGTGGTCTTCTATATGTGGAGAGGGAAACCTCGGCACAGGGTAGCGGCGGCTTTTCCCTCGGTTCTGAAAGCATGGATTTCAAGAAAAGCTGTGAAAGGGGAGATGTTTTGATGGGTGGAGGTCACACGACATAAGAAAGGGGCCAAAAGGCCCCTTAGTGGTTTACTTCCCTTCTTTTTTAGTTATATAAACATTTTTGACTTATCTAATGCCACTTGTGCTATTCGGCGATAAGTTTCAAGTAAGCTTTTGAAGTTGCTATCTGGATAGTAAGGCTGCGCTATAGCTTTCAAAGCTCTTTGGTAAATTCGGATTACTACATTAGCGGTTTTTAAATTATCCAATACATCTACACCTAAAGGTTCGTCAAGAAGGTACTCAAGGCGGAGTTGATCTCCGCACTCTGGGCAATGGGTAAATTCATAGGCCCCGCTTTGATAATCCGTAAATTTTGGAACGTTTTTATGTCCGTTCCAAAAAAATTCTACATACAGTGGATACCCGCATTTACAATATTTTATCATTTTTTATACCTCCATAATAACTAATCGAAATTGGCCACTATTTGCTTTTCTTAGATTTTTTAATGCTTGTTTCGCTAAAGCTAAAGATTTAAATTCTAATTCATATTTCTCATTATAAGGCCAGCGTTCACTATGAGGAGCTGCCGTTACCTTCCGCCACCTAGCCCATTTTGGCCATCTGCTTTCAATTTGGTATTTCATTTTACCCCTCCTTCCTCATGATACTGTTTTTAATCTCCTCCCAGCTTTTCTGAGAGCACTCAGCGCAAACCGGCATGTTCCAAGGGCCATAGTGATAAAAATAAATCGCTTCCCGTTCCCCGCATATCATGCAGGGGAAAGAGTCGGGGCGGTAGGTTTTCCAGGTGATTTTTTCCAGGGTCTTTTTCATGGGTTATGCCTCCTTTTCTTCGCTAGGAAATTCTAAGTTTTCGGGGTGTACAGCGTAAAACGCCCGATTCATTCCCTCAGTTGCAGAACCTATTGAACGAGTTACAATTGCATAACCATGAGGCTTAGCAAACCAGCAAAAATCTAGTTGCATCCCGTTTTTAAGGTCGGGGTGATCTTTAGGGGTATTAGGGTGTTTTTTGTAAATAACTTTCATTTCTCTCTCCTTTCTGGGAGAAGGCCCCAGGGGTTTCAGATTAGTTCCGCTAGGTGGCTATCAATCCATTCGCAGGCATCTGGATTTTGCCTCATTTTGGCAAATTCCTCGTCAGTAGGAGCCTCAAAATCCCAGCAAGGCACGTGTTCCTCGTACCATTCCCACCGTTTTTGGGGGTCACGGTGGGGGTTTTCCTCCATGAGATCCTTGACCTGGTCAACGGCCTTTTCGACCAGCTCGTCAACAACATCCTCGATGTCGCCTTCTCGGCAACAGCGGCGGATCGCCTCTACCAGGTTGATATGCTCCCCGGTTTCATCAACAACATATTCCCCTGTATCGGGGTCGTAGGTGGTCCATCCCTCGGTCCAGAAGTCTGAGGTAATATTCCCGAAACCCGGGCATTCTAGAGCTACAATCGGCCTTTCCTTTGGGTTGATTTCCACCGAGCTTTTCTCTGTGATGGCCCATGTGAGAGAGCCGTTTTCGTCCATGTAGATGCTCAATTGATCTCCCCAGTCGGCAGTGTAGTAGGCATATACTGCGTGGGCATCATTTTCTAGTAATAATTCCCTGATCTTTTCGCTGATAGTTTCCATAGCTTTCTCCTCCTTTCTGCGCCCCGAAGGGCGCAATTGATTATCCTACCTGTACAATCCGCTTAGTATTAGGGTTATACCAGCCATGTCTCCGAGTAACACCTTCGCTGCCCACACAAGTAAAATCAAAATATCTGATTTCAGTTGGGTTTTCCTCATTATCCCAATAAGGTAAAACGTACTTATACGATTCACCCAGCCAAATATTGTTGCTAAAAATCGCCTTGCATTTAGGGCATTGCCAAACACTCCCGTCAATTACCTTAACTCCTCTTTTCCTGTTGCAGCATGGACATTGCATTGCTTTATCCCCCTTTCCATTGTTAATCGGCTTCCAAAAAAGCCCTTATTCTCTCTTCATATTCGGGATGGATAAACTTTTGTAGGTGATGCGCAGAAGGCGAACCAGGGCCAAAAACTGGCTCGTCCTTGCCATATTGCCTTACGAACCAAGTCATGTGAGGGTGCTTCAAAAACTTGTCTTGTAATCTCCTTAACCTGTCTCTTTGGGCTTGTGTCATAACTTTATCCTCCTTTCGCAAAATAAAAGGGCAGCCAGTGAGCTAGTCACCGACTGCCCTTCTAATAATCTCCCCGCTTTTTCCGGGCTCCCCCCGGGCCGCCTGTCCGAATCCTAGCAGCAGCTAGGCAGGGCGGGGGCGGCTTCAGATACTCTGTGTATTAGTTAGAGGCCTCGGCTGCCTCTAGCTCTGCGCAAAGCTCCCGATATGCTTTGCGTAATTGGGAACGCTCGTATTCAGTTTGAGCGTTCCCTTTATTCTTGTAGATAGTAACGGATTTATATGTTTCTCCGTTACCGTTGTCATCTGTGTCCTGGTATTCAACACAGACGATATAGTCGGGCCGAAGTCCAAGAGCTCGCAACTGAGCACCGATAGGCTCAGCGTGAGTTTCACCCCTCTCACCCGAGCCGGTGGCCCAGGACTGAGACGATTGAAGAGCGATAACTTTTTCACCCACAATCGCATAGGCAGCTAGATAGTCACAATGGCCACCGCCTGCCCAACTGTAACTGTCAGTCCAAGGTGTTTGGTTCAGTAAATTATTATCGACTCTTCGGATAATGCACTCATCGGCCCGACCCAAAAAATCAGGGCCGGGCTCACGAAGAACCTCAATTTCTCTAACTGAGAGGCCGTTCCAAGCCCCACACCGGGGGCATTCAGCCTCCATTGCTTTAAACTCGGTGCTGCATTTGCGGCACCGAAACTCCCCTTTCTTTTGGAGAAAAGGGAATTCCCTGGTTAATAATTCTCTCTTAAAGCTGTTCATCCTCATAACAACCTCCCTTTCTTACTGGCATCACCGAGAGGCCAGCAGGCTTGAGTTTCAGGGCCAGTGTAGCTCCTCCCACTCCCTTCCGGGCGAGGCCTTGACCCTATGCTTCTTTCTCCTTTCTGGGGCGAGGACGATCGCTTAAACAGGGCGAATTGTCCCTATGGCTGCGACCATCCATATAGAGTTTATGCCGGCGCCTGCCAGCAGGAAGGCGTCGCTGGCTTCTTTGCCATACACGTCGGCGTAAACCCTGCCTTTATACTGTCCCACGGCCCTGTACTTCAGGCCAGCCTCATCTAACCACTCTCTTAGAGTGTTTTTGTCCACACGCTCAAGGGCTAGATAAAATCTTTTTGCACGGCCTTTTATTTCTTTTTCTCTTTCGACTATCATTGCTTTCCTCCTTTCCGCGCCCCGAAGGGCGCATGATTTTTAGAGATCGTAAGATTTGAAAATTAGCCATCCCGTCATAAGATCGCTAGCACCATGAGCTAACGACAGTTCACATGCGTGGATTACTTCGTTAAGGCTGTTTTCCATCCAAATGGAGTAGCCTTCACGCAATAACTTCTCAATCATACTAGGGTTGTCTTCATCCTTCCGTAATGGTCTTGTCCAAATCGAGATGGGTTTTATGGTTCCCGGTTTGACATTTATTTTTGTTACCCATTGTCTTTGTGCCATCTTGATTCCCCCTTTCTGTGTGATTTGCCCCATAATATATGCACACCCCGTGCCAAAACGGCATAAAATTCCCAAAAATCGTATTTTGGTAGTGGTGGAAAGGAGTTAGGGCTCGCTTGCAACAAGGGCAGGCCACGCTAATACTGCCGATTTATGTTTCAATGAAACGGGGTAAATGAAACATGATCGGGAAATTGTAGAAAAATCAGGGCTTTGGAAGTTGAAACATAACTTGAAACGTTTCAGACTTATCCTACGTTTTCGTAGATAGTAGGGTACGAAAATGTAGAAAAAGTTCAAAATGCGCTGATTTCGGGCATTTATACGCTACAAAATTGTAGGAAAGGTTGAGGTGGTGCTTAGGGATGGTGGCAAAGCGTGAGAGGCGGAGGGTAGGGGCGAGTTGACAGTGAGCGGGGAATGAGGTACAGTGTGTTTAACAGCGTTTTCCTATGGCTACAGTAATCGATATAAAAACCAAGAAAAAGAGATACTTGCAAGCCAAAAAAAGTTGGCAGAAACATCTAGCTTCGCAAGTAGCCCCTGAACCAACACGTAATTACTTTCGCGTATCTCATGCCACGATTGACCACCCTGACTTCGCTAAACTCTCTACTAATGCTAAAACCCTCTACTTCTATCTGTGTGCCTGTCGTAATAGATTTCAAAAACAGAAGGCTTATTTCTCGGTATCTCAGCGCTTACTCTCAAAGCTTTCGGGTATGTCAAAAACAACGATCATTCGGGCTCGTGATGAACTTACACGGGCTCGTTTTATTTTATGGGTTTCAAAAGGGAAGAACAGGACCCGATATCAGATTGTGGACCTCAAAGAATAGAGGGGCCACGCATGAGTATTTCTTATTTTCTTTCTTATTCTTCCTTGGTCCACCCAGGCGGACCAGTGGGTGGTCCATCTAGGCGGACCAACAACCCCAAAAAAGGAGGTCTTTTTATGCACCAAGAGCAACCCCTCGTCACCTGGGGCGAGATTGCCAAATTTTTGAAGGTCGGCAAGAAAAAGGCTAAACAGATGGTCGCTACTGCCAGAGTGCCGATTATCGAGGCATATCGTCCTTTCATAGCGGTGTGGCCCTCGGATTTGCGAGGTTGTCTCAGTCAGAAAAAAATAACACGAAAACGCTAGGGGCGCAGAAAGACTATCGAAAGACCCTCGAAGGGTACTTAGAGGGTATTAGAAAGCACCTTCGTCTTGAAGTGCTCTCACTTGACAAAAACCCCTAGATTTGTTTGCCTGAACGCTAGGATCAGGTATCTATGACCCAACGAGCGACAATCTGCAAATTCAACCGCTCTTTACATTGCCCTCTTCCGGTACGCCAGATGTACCGGGGTGAGGGTTTTTTTGTGACCTCATGCCCACTAGGAGATCCCGCTTTTTGGTACAGGATAGCTACATGGCTAGAACCAGCAGCACCTAGAGCCATGTGGCCCAAGAGCATCACGGAACTACCTGAGCCGGACGGCCTCACGAAACCTGAACGCCTAGCCCAAACCGCTTTATGCTTCCAGAAACGGGGCGCACGGAAGCGAATATTGCGCTTTCTCGGGGCCAGGAAAATGACAAAGCGGGTGTGTAGGGAGATCATCGAGGCATACGTGGCATGGCAAGCCGTTAGAAAGGCGGATAATGAAGGGAAACAATAGGGAAATACAGAGGCAGAAGATTGAGAACAGCTATATTGAGCGGATTGATAGCGGTAGGGGGTCGCAGCGTGATCCCGTTTTTCTCTCGTTTCTGAAACAGCAAGAACACCGTGAGGGGCCGCTCAGGGTTCCGATTTTTGAGTTGCTTGTGTACAAAGCTAGTTTATTTGATGTCCCCCTGAAAGGAGGGTTGATCTGATATGCCAGTAACCCACGAGGAAATGATTGATGCGATACTCCGCCCGATAGAAGATGCCCTGGAAGGAGAGGGGATTACTCCGGAGTACCTTGCGAAAAAGTTGAAGAAAGAGCTTAACGCTAAAGAGGTAAAGACTTTCTTCGACCAGAAGACCGGTCAAGTAGTGTACTCCAAAAAGATGATAGCTTGGCAAATACGCCAGAAAGCTAGGGAGGATGTCCATAAGCTATTAGGCCATTACCCTGCCGAAAAACACGAGCTAACCGGCGAAGATGGTCAGCCTATCAGGGTTGACCTCCGAGGCCAAATGAACTTGACAGCACTGAAAAATGCAATCAAGCGTGATCAAGAAACCAGATAATTTTGAATACGCAAAGGAGGCGTGCGAATATTTGCCCGAAGCCTCTTACATGGGTGCGCTTGAAATCTATCATGAAATCCTTAACGACCCAAACCTGGATGATTATGTGGTTGCACAAGTCGGTCTACATGACCGGTTTTTCTTTATGACACAGATTTTAGGGCTTATGTCCGTTCTCACGAAAACTTATCGACCTGAGTGGATCTACGAACGTTGCAGGGAGGTGGAGGCGAATACAGATGGGTACATAGACCTATGGGCTAGGGAGCATTTCAAGGCAGTTTGTCATGAAACTCAAGTACTTACGCCCGATGGATGGAAAACTCATGGTGATCTTGAGCCCGGAGATATGGTGTTTTCGCCAGTAGGACATCCGGTGATGGTTATAGCTACAACCCAAACTTTTTATGATGCAGATTGTTATCGGATCACCTTTAGCGATGGAGAAGAGATTATAGCAAGCGGCGATCATCTATGGGACGTAAACTATTTTAACCGCCAGCGTGTTCCTAGAACAAAAAATCAACGCAAAGGATGGGAAACCCGTTGTTTCAATACTAGACAGGTCCTAAGATATACCCTTCATCAGCAAGAACTACGTAACCCTAGATATCTATCAGTAGATTATACCCAACCTCTAATTTTACCGGAGAAAAAGCTCCCAATTTCTCCGTACGTGCTTGGGGTTTGGTTGGGTGATGGCGATTCATCTACTGGCGTTATTACCAACCAATTTGAACAGGTTTGGGAAGAACTTAAAAAAGAGGGTTATGATATCGGCCACAATATTTGCCCCTCCCGCCCTGACACTCAACGCAGAACACTATATGGCTTACTCCCCCAACTTAGAAATTTAAATGTTATCGACAATAAACACATTCCACCTCAATATCTCAGGGCTTCTTTGGACCAAAGGATTGCGTTGTTGCAGGGTTTAATGGATAGTGATGGTAACGTTAGCGAACGTGGCGATTTGGTCTTTGTAACAATTAGAAAACAACTTGCCGAGGACATTGCAGAATTAATCCAGACCCTGGGTATGCGGGCCAATGTTCGACCTTATAATTACTACAAAAAAAATATATGTCGTGATTACTCTTTTTGGCAGGTAGCCTTTCGGGCTAGGCCTGACATACAGCCTTTTAGGCTCCAGTATCATCTTGACCGTTTTAGGCCGCATAGAAACAAGAAATGGTTTGGGCGTAAGTATATCCATCATGTTGAGCCAATTGAAAGCGTGCCATGTAAATGCATTCAGGTGGTAGGCGGGAAATATTTAGTGGGAAGACGTCTTACTGCTACTCATAATAGCACTATAATCACCTTCGCTGGTTCTATCCAAGAAATAGCCAAAGACAGCCCGATCTACCAGGACCTAGAACCCCCCGATGCTTATTTCCGTGGTTCTGGGCAGGAGATTACGATAGGCATTTTCTCCCACAACACGAAGATAGCTCGGGATTTTGTCGTGCGAATCAAGCGTGAGTTGGAAAACAATACCCTATTACCGAGGCTCTACCCTACAGTGTTCTGGGAAGATCCGAAAAAACAAGCTCCCTCCTGGTCACGTGATGATGGCCTGGTCTGTAAGCGAAAGTCCAATCCTACAGAACCTACTGTTTCGGGCTGGGGTCTCGTGGATGCCCTTCCGACCAGTAAACACTTCAAGCTGATGATTTATGACGATGTGGTCACAGAAAAATCAGTAACCACCCCTGAGATGATCCTGAAGACCACGGAAGCATGGGAATTGTCGGACTTCCTTTCCGCCCGCATTGATGAGAAGACTCCGCCACGGAAATGGTACATAGGGACTCGATACAACTACGCTGATACCTACGGAGTTATGCTTTCCAGAAAATCTGCAATACCTCGTATTTACCCTGCTACAGATACTGGCACCCTTGACGGTGAACCTGTTTTACTCAGCCCTGAAGAATGGGAAAAGAAAAAGCGTGACAATTCTGTACGAACGCTGTCCTGCCAGATGCTACAGAATCCTGTTGCTGGCGAAGAACAGGAGTTCAAGCCTGAGTGGATTCGCAGGTGGGAGATTAGGCCTGAAACCCTCAACGTCGTAATTTGTGTAGATCCCGCGTCCTCGAAGAAAAAGGAATCCTGCAATTCTGCTTTTGCGGTTATTGGGATTGATGCAGCGTGGAACAAGTATTTACTCGATGGCGCATGTCACCGGATGGATTTAGGCGAGCGGTGGAGGATGCTGAAATATTTGCGGAACAAATGGATAAAGCAACCAGGAATTCAGGTTGTTCACGTGGCATACGAGAGATACGGAATGCAGGCCGATATTGAGCACTACAGGGAGATGATGCGGATTGAAAAGAATGATTTTCCTATCCAAGAGGTTTCTTGGCCTCGGGATAGGGCACAGGGAGCGAAAGACGACCGTATACGGCGATTGATTCCGGATCACCAGAATTGGAAGTTCTTTTATCCAGAAGTGGCTTACGACCCTACAACCAAGGAGTTTGATTTTAAACCTCCATCAACCAAACTTCAAAATGATGCCATGGCACGTGGTAAAGGCTATCTCGTGGCTCGCCGGATCATGCGAAAGGATGAAAATGGAAAGCTATACAATGTTGTAGAACGCTTTATTAAGAACGAATACCTCTTTTTTCCTGCTACGACCTGGAAAGATTTCCTAGATGCTATGAGTAGGATTTATGACATTGAGCTTAATCCGCCCCAGGTAGTCAGAGAACAAGAGGTATTACCTGAGCCTGCACCAGATTTTTAAGGAGGGGGATAAGATGTTCACAGGGTTTATTGTTGGTCTTGCTCTTACGGGAATCGTTATGCTGTTAGGCATACTTTTCACTGAGGAGGAGTTGAAAGATGCTAAGAAAAAGAAGGGTATTAAGGGCGCCCAATAGCATACTTATACTTCTCCTGTTTTTACTCTTACCTCTTTTTTCCGGCTGTGTAGGGTTCCTGGGTAGCAAGGCAACTATAACTCTACCAGATGGGAAGAAATATATTATCACTGGCAAATCAGATGCGCTTGTAGAACTTACGCAGAAGGATGGTACAACCCTGAAGATGGATAATCGTGGAAGGCCTGGACTGTTTGAACAGCTTTTAGGCGTGATTCTTATGCGGGCACCAGATGTAACTATAGAAAAAAACGATTAAATCGAGAGGGAGGGATAAACCAATGTTAGGGTATATAGGTATAGGGCTTGTTTCGTTTGTTGTAGGTCTTGTGATAGGGGCGCTGATATACCGCAATAATGCCAAAAAAATTGAGACAGAAGCCGAAAAGCGTATTGTCGAGCTCAAAGATGAACTTGACAGAGTAATGCGCATTGCGTCTAACCAAAGAAAGAAATAGCGAGCGGATGAATAACAAGATGAAGAGTTTACCATGAAGAAAAAACTCTCATTTCTTTTAGCTTTAATAGCAGTCCTTCTCTTTACAGGGGTTACGATAGGTGCGTGGAACCGTATGCCTTGGGGAGAAGGTTTATATATTCGTATTATAGGAGGGTCTATAAATAACACCTCTATCGGCCAGACTACACCAGCAGCAGGATCATTCACTTCTCTTTCCACCCAGAGTGCCATCTACGACAGTTCAAGAACTATATCGGGGCTCTACAACTTGACCGACAAAAAATATGTAGATGAAGCGGTAACTGCGCTGGGGGCACGTTATTACATGATAGATACTGCATCTAGCGAGGCTGATTATAGGTTATGTTCCCTTACCCCGTCGGCAGGTGCGGAACAAAGCGTTAGTGCTTCTGGTGTGGCTGACGACCAATATCTTGCAGGGTGGATCAGCCCAAACACCAATGAACCCGATAAGCTGATAGCGGGGGTTTACAACTGGAGGATTTATGCAGCGAAAACGTCTGGGCACAAGACCTTAAGGTTCTATTGGAAGCTTATAGAAAGGGCAAGCGACGATACAGAGACGGTTATAGGGACCTCAATAGTAAGCAATGAGGTGGTAAGCGGCAAAAATTCCTATATCATTCCGTTGACTTTGTCTTCAGATCATGAAATTGCAGACGGTAGTTATGTGGTAGGTAAAATTTATGCTGATGTAAGCGGCTCTGGCACAGATCCAGACGTCACTTTGTACTACGAGGGAGATTCTGATTCTCATTGGGAAATACCTGTTAACACAGAAATCTTGGACAATACCTACGTCAAAAAGTCAGGCGATACAATAACTGGAGACCTAGATGTTCAAGGTCTTCTGAGCAGCGATCAGTTCAGCCAAAATATACAGGAGCTGACAGACGGAGCAACTATTAGCTGGGATATGTCATCCGGTGGCTTTGCCTATGTAACGCTTGGAGGAAACAGAACTTTATCTAATCCAACGAACGTCAAGCCTGGGTCAATATATATCCTAAAAGTCATCCAAGATGCAACTGGCAGTAGAACCTTATCTTTTGATACAAACTTCAAGTTTTCAGGGGGAACAGCTCCCACCCTTACATCAACTGCTAACGCTGTGGATTTACTTATGTTTATTGCGTATGATGCGTCAACCCTTTACTTGATAAGCTATGAAACTGACCTGAAATAGGAGTAAAATAATGCGTCTTAGAATAATCAGTTTCTCGATCACATTATTACTGGCCTTATTCTTTACAGGTCAGGCCCTGGCCGGGGGGAATATCCAGCGCAAGTTGATTTTTAATTCTCAAAGTGTGGCAGCAGGTGGATATGTTGATAGTGAGGAGATTGACTTTGTAAGTAGCGACCCGGATGGCTATGTGTCACTACAAATAGAAGTTACAGGCGATGGGACGATTAAAATAGAGCCATTGCTTTCAAATGACGCGATCAATTTTTTGTTACCATCCGGCGTCAGTGCTGTTACGACCGGATTTACCAAAACTTCTGGTCCAAACGGTGATGGTAAAGATATTTTTACCGTTGATTTAGGTATGCTATGTGCTTCGTTAAAGTTTCGCGTGACAGAGACAGGCGGAGTAAACAGCGCAACTATAACAGCAACTGTTATTTGGCAATAAAAAAGGGGGAGCAGCTATGGCGAAGAAAGCTAAAAAAGGTACGCTTTTCGGAAAACCTCGTGAAGAAGTGGTGAAGCACCCAGGTGCGTTCAGCGCAAAAGCAAAACGGGCACATATGAGTACAGATGAATATGCTAATAAGGTGCTCAAAGAAGGTAGTCGTGCCAGTGCTGAAACAAAAAAACAAGCAGCGTTGGCGAAGGCCTTCAAAACCATGCGTGAGAAGAAACTTGCCAAGAAATCAACAAAGTCAAGCCCCCCTGCAACTGACCAAGAACTTGCCCAGGGATACAAGAAAATATCCTGGCCAAAAGACTAAAAGGGGCATCAGGAGATGACTACAACATCAGAAACAGATTTTCTCTCCGAGGTACTGAAGGTGGACAAGGACCATTACAAAGACGAGGACGTCTATGAGTTTAGCAATGGACGAACCTTTAAGAACACTGATAGGACAGATGAAGGTATATACGACGGATCGTAAGAGGACGGGGTCAGGATATTTGGTAAAAAGAGATTTTATGAAATGACCTTCGATTTTGAAAAATGGCTTAGGGCTCCAGCGGAAAGCCAGGGCGCTAGCACTACTAGCTTTAAGCATGATCCACGCTATGATGCTCTCCCTGAGTCTCTGAAGCTTATTTATACACCAGAACAATACGCATGGTTCAGTGAGGAAGAAAAAGCAACTTTACTTGAAAGAAACTGTATGCCAGAAGTGGAGGAATGATGCCTAAAAACATTATTTTTGACAAGCAAAATTTAGTCTCAATTCGTGCTAGGAAGGACGGTAACGTTTATGCTGTGGACTCTAGGAGTAGCCGAGCCGCCTTTATAGCGTTTTCCGTAAAAACAAAACCCTCGCTTGAATCTGTGTCTATTCAGGCCAACCCCACTTGCCCTGATGGCAACGCAGAGCTAGCGGCCCAAGCTATGAAGGTGTTGCTTGACCATTATCCAGGTTACACTTGGATTGTCGAGGTTGATGATAGGCCTCATGTAGGCACAATGAATATCTACAACCAGGAGGTCAACGCAGCTATATTTGGTGGCGCATCATACGGCTATCGAATATTCCTTTCTACTGCCCAAAACGACCCTCGGCTTCTTTGTGTCATGCGGGCTGGTGGAGAGATTTTAGAGAGAGCTAGGTTAAGGCGAGGGTGGAGCCAGGAGATCTTGCCGGATCGTATTGATGGAGTGAAACCGCAACATCAACCATTATCGGGGAGAAATTGAAATGCCCGAAGAAGCTCAGGTAGCCACACGAAGCGAAGATCATGTTTGGATAGAGCTAGCTAGGGAGTCATACGAGAAGTCCACTACGTTTGTGAACAATAACTATCGCCGAACCTGGGAAAATAATTATCGACACTTCCAGAGTCGCCACCACGCAGGCAGTAAATATTACCATGATTCGTATAAATACC